AGATATGGTCTAGTTGCAAACCCATTCGCAGAAACAGGCGCTCAGTCTGGTGCTGCTACAGCGGTAAACGATGCTGGTTCAGCAAACTCAAACAGATACTACAGAAGAGTTAAAGTTGCAAACTTAATGTAATATTGGGTTTATACCAAATCAAAAAAAGGCGATCTTTATGGTCGCCTTTTTTGTTTATACTAAATACTATTAAATGAATATATCATATATACCTGAAGATTTAATTACTATAGGAAAATATAAAGTTGTTAGTTTTGAAAACAATGTATTAGTTATTGACAATTTTTATAAAAACTACGAAGAACTTTATAAAATATTAAAAACTATTCCTTTACCTAGATGGCAGTTTGCTAAAGGTACTAAAAATTTTAAAGAATATTACGATTGTCGCCCCGTATTGCATGTTCCATATTTTGACAGAAAAAATATAATTTTAAGGTATGAAAAGGTTTATAGTTATCTACTTAAACGTTTCTTTAATTACGACAAGATTATTGAAATTTCAACTGATTTATTAGAATTTAATTTTTACAAAAATATTAAAAAAGGAGTATCTAATAAGATGCAATTTGCTCCACACAAAGATTGGGCATATAATTGTATAGTTTATATGGATAAAGTGTCAAGTGGAGGTACTGTAATATACAATGATTTATCTGAATCAGATTATAATAATATTGGTAAAGGTCAGCATGATAATTACAAATTAAGAGATATGTCAGCATTTAGTAAAACTTTAATACCTGCTAAACCAAATAGATTAGTAATTTTTCCTGGAAGTGTATATCATTCATCATATATTGATAATCACAATAAGTACACTAAAAATTGGAGAATGAACCACATTATTCAAATCAGGTATTAATAAATATAACTATGAAGACAAAAAGAAGGAATAGAATCATAATGAAATCATTAAAAAACGCATTTTGGTTAGTAACTGTGGCAGGTGCAGTATTTGTGATTGCCTGGTTTACGTTTCCTGATAAGAAAAATAGATTAGAGTTTATTGAAGAAAGAATGAAAGACGTACAGTTACAAAGAAAAGTCTTAACTCAAAAAGAAAAAGAATTAGAACAACTTGCCACAGAAAAAGAGTGGGAAGAAGTGGATAAGAACACTAATAAATAGTAATATGACAACTACAACAACGTTACAACGTCAACCTACTAAATTAGATTATGCGTCACCAACGCAGTTTAAGTTTAGTATTATCAAACTACCAAAAGTAGAATATTTTTGTACTGCTGTAAATATACCTGGTATTACATTAGGTGGTACTATGACACAACCAACACCATTAAAAGATATACCAATACCTGGTGAGAAGTTGACATATGAACCACTATCTATGACATTTTTAGTTGATGAGAATTTAGAAAACTTCCAAGAAATACACGGTTGGTTAGTTGGTCTAGGTTTTCCTAGAGATCATAACGAATTTAGAGATTTAGTTTCATCTGGTAATGATAGATTTCCAGCAAAGAGTCAATCTATTAGTAATGAAATAGGTAAAGTAAAATATGGTGCTGCGAATACGGGTGGTATATTTTCAGATGCAACTCTAACTATATTGACTAGTAAAAACAATTCTGCATTAGAAGTTAGATTTAGAAATATGTTCCCAACAGGTTTAACAGGTTTATCATACAATCAACAAGCCGCTGACGTAGATTATCTAACAGCGACAGTATCATTTGAATATGAGATATACGATTTTGCTTCAACAGGGTCGTCAACAACAAGTGTAACCACATCATAGACTTTACTTTTTAAAGTTTTTGTGATATACTATATACAATGGAGTTATTATGACATTAGAAGAATTGCAAACACAGGCTGACAAAGACCTTAAAATAAATGATACTGAACTAGATTTAGAATCATTAAAAACACCTCAATTACACAATCAATATTTAAAACACTTAACAAAGTTTAAGTTGTTATTAAGTAAAGCCCAAATAGAATATTACACACAAAGAAAAGAAAAATGGGAATACTATACTGGTAAAGCATCAGCACAAGTATATGCTGAAAAACCATTTAGCTTTAAGTTGTTAAAAACTGATGTTGACAAGTATTTAGATTCTGATCCTGAACTTGCCAAATATAAACAAAAAGTAGATTACATACAAACAGTCGTAGATTTTTTAGATAGAACAATTAAACAAATATCAAATCGTGGTTTTCAAATCAAAAATGCTATTGACTGGAGGAAGTTTACTAGTGGTGCCATTTAATGTTTTTAGACCCAACACATTTTATTAAAGAACAAGCATTCTCAAAATCTTTTTGTGATAATATTGTAAACATTGGTTATAAAAAGAAACTTGAAAAAGCAAAGATACAAGATGGCAGTCAAGTCAATCGTAAATCACAAGTCACATTTATACAAGATAAAGATATTGAAAGTGAGATTACAAAAGTTGTCAATAAAATAAACGAAGAAACAAAATGGAACTTTCTGTTAAGAGAGTTTGAGCCTTTACAATATACAGTTTATGGTGTAAATAACTATTATGATTGGCATATAGATAGTCACCGTAAACCATATAGAAATAAACTAATAAGAAAATTAAGTTTTACTATTTGTTTAAATAATAATTATGAAGGCGGTTTATTTGAATTATGTTCCCCACACCCTATTAGTCTAAAAAATATATCAACATCACATTTTCTAAAACAAGGTTCAATAATAGTTTTCCCATCTCATATGTGGCATAAAGTACACGAAGTAACATCTGGTGTTAGAAAAGTTTTAGTCGGTTGGATATTAGGAAAACCATTTGCGTAATGACAACTACCAGATATTTAATTATAGATAAAGTAAACGAAGTCTATCTTAAAATAGAAGCAGATGCTGATATTCGTAGAGAACTTGGAGAGTTTTTTACATTTGAAGTACCTGGTTTTAAGTTTATGCCTCAATATCGAAATAGAGTTTGGGATGGAAAGATAAGACTATTTAATTATGCCAGTGGTAAAATTTATGCTGGTTTATATCCATATATTAAGAAATGGTGTGAAGACAATAAAGTACAAGTTGTTGACGGAACTAAAATTAAAGATACAAACGTTGATGATACAAAACTAGATAATCTAATTAAAGCTTTAAAGTTACCATTTGAAGTAAGAGATTATCAAAGAGAAGCTTTTAAGTATTCAGTACAAAAAGATAGATGTTTACTCATATCGCCTACAGCATCTGGTAAATCTCTTATAATCTATCTTATGTTGATATTTAACCTATTACGATTGAAAGATACTAAACAAGACAAAATCCTTATTATAGTACCCACTACATCGCTTGTAGAACAACTATTTAAAGACTTTAAGGACTATGGTTATAATAGTGAAAGAAACGTACATAAGATATATTCTGGCCACGAAAAAGAAACAAACAAAAGAGTTATAATATCCACTTAGCAATCTGTTTATAATTTGCCTAAAAAGTGGTTTGAAAAATTTGGTATGATTATTGGTGATGAGGCACACTTGTTTAAAGCTGTTTCATTAACTAAACTATTGACTAAATTGGAAAAATGTAAATACAGAATAGGTTTGACAGGAACTTTAGATGGCACAAAAACACATAAGTTAGTATTAGAAGGTTTGTTTGGTACAGTCAATAAAGTGGTATCTACAAGTGAACTTCAACAAAAGAAACAACTAGCCGATTTAAAAATTATGTGTTTAGTGTTACAACACGATCAAACTGCTCGACATTTTTTAAAAGATAAATCGTACCAAGAAGAAATGGATTATTTGGTTTCTAACGAAAAAAGAAATAAATATATAAGGAATCTATGTCTTTCATTACAAGGCAATTCTTTATGTTTATTTCAGTACGTTGAAAAGCACGGTGAGATTCTTAAAGAACTAATCGAAGAAAAAGCACAGAATAGAAAAGTGTTTTATGTACACGGAGGAGTAGAAGCCGATGTTAGAGAAGATATTAGAGCTATTACAGAAAAATCCGATAATGCTATTATTATTGCTAGTTATGGTGTCTTTTCCACTGGCATTAATATTAGGAATCTTCACAACATTATTTTCGCTAGCCCTAGCAAATCTCGTATTAGAAATTTACAATCTATTGGTCGTGGCCTTAGGTTAAAAGATAACAACTCATCTGCAACTTTATATGATATTGCTGATGATATATCATACAAAGATAAGACGAACTATACATTACAACACTTTAAAGAAAGAATAAATATATACAATGAAGAAGACTTTAATTACGAAATTCATAACGTGGAGTTAACAAATGACAAAAGAAGCTAACCCAGTAAAAATAATCAAACTTATTAATGGTGATGATATTGTTTGTTCATTTCCTAAAGAACAACTAGGAGATAAATCTCCCTTGATTCGTTTATCAAAACCATTACAAGTTAAGTATGTTCCACAACTTACTCCACAAGGTATAAAAGATTATGTGGCTTTAATTAAGTGGTCAC